GTAAAAGAAAAAGGACGAATGCACTTTATCACGTTCAAAAATCTTTTGTTTGGATTAAGCGAAAATACTCATTTTCAACGAATTTTATCTATTCGTTCTAGAAGTATTAATGGACTAGAAGGCGAGGCACTTACCAATCTATTAGAATTACAAGAATATTACGCTCTTGATTCAGAAAAAACAGTAAATAATCTAGACAATCAGTTAGGAAGTATGTTTGACATGCTAGCCGCCCAAGCAAAAAAGTAGAAAGGAGGTTAGAAAATGGCTGCAGATGCAACAATTAATATTGATGTTATGCTTTCTAATTTACCAAAATTTAAAACAGATGCTAATTTTATTGATGATTTGTTATCCAAATTAGGTGCCAATACTGGAAAACAGATGGATGATCAGTTTGCTATTGAAACAAAGGCAATCCAAGAAAAGGCAATCTCAACTAAGAAAAAAATAGATGATTCACTTGGGAAAACTACCAAAGTAAAACTAGCGGCAGATAATGCAGACATCAAAGAGAAATCTGGGGAAGCAAAAGAGCAAATAGCAAAAATCCCTGATAAAAAAAGCATCACTTATACAGCAGATACTACTCAAGCTAAAACAGAGACCAGAGAATTAGGCGAAACTGCAGAAAAAACTGAATCAAAATTTGTAAATTTAAAAGATAAACTTACTATTGGAGTAGTAGCGGGTGCGACTTCTCAAGCGGTTCAAGTTATTACAGGAAGCTTTACAGATTTAGTAGGAGAAGGTTTAGCAGCTTCTGATTCAATGGATAAATTCCGCTCTACTATGAAATTGGGTAGTTTTGGCGATGAAGAAATTGATAAAGCAGCAAAAGCAGTAAAAAAATATGCGGATGATACAGTTTATGATCTATCAGATGTTTCGAATACAACAGCACAGTTAGCAGCTAACGGCATTAAAAACTACACCGAGTTGACTCAAGCAGCCGGAAACTTAAATGCACAAGCCGGTGGTAATGCTGAAACGTTCAAATCTGTAGCAATGGTCATGACACAAACGGCAGGAGCGGGAAAATTAACAACAGAAAACTGGAATCAGTTGGCTGATGCCATTCCGGGCGCTTCTGGCGTACTTCAAGAAGCAATGAAGAAAAACGGTGCTTTTACTGGGAACTTCCGTGAAGCAATGGAAAAAGGCGAAATATCTGCTGATGAATTCAATACAGCCATTACTGAATTAGGTATGAATGATGGTGCGGTTAAAGCAGCTAAGTCTACTTCGACCTTTGAGGGTGCAGTTGGTAATTTACGAGCCAATGTTGTTTCTGGAATTATGGACATTATTAATCATTTAGGAAAAGATAACTTGACTGGCATGGTCAATAAGGCTTCTGATGCAGTGGTAGGTGTATTTCAACACATTGCAGATGTCTTTTTATATTTTCAAAAACATGAGGATACTATTACGAATATTTCCAATAATGTAAAAAAAATAGTTGGAGCCTTGTTCTCAGGGGCATGGGAAGAAGGTAAAGATTTACTTTTTGATGTCGGTAAAATGCTTGGATTAGTTGATGAAAATGCCCAAAGTGTTAAAGACCCCCTTGAATTAATTAACGAAATAATTGGGAAAATAGCCAAACATAAAGATGAAATAAAGCTCTTTGGCGAAGCACTGGTTATAATGTTTGCTGTTAAAAAAGGCTATGAATTCATTAAAATGTTAAAAGAAGTAAAAAAAACTTTAATGGAAATGACTGCTATTGAAACAATTACTGATTTTTTAGGCGGTGGAGGGTTCTCGTTTGGCAAAAAAGCAAGTACTAAAAATATAGGAAATGTGGGTGCTGAAATTGCTGAAACAATCTTACCAAAAGGTGGTAAAGGAGTCGCTACTATTGCTGATGATGCACTAGAGTCTGTTTCTAAACTAGGTGGGTTAGCAAAACTAAGTAAAGGAGTAAGCAAAGTGCTACCTTTTGCTGGGGTACTTGCCAGTGCAACTGAACTGTTGGGTAAAGGATCAGCTTCTTCAAAACTAGGGGCTTTTGGTGGTTCTTTAGGCGGAAGTGCGGCAGGAGCAGCTATTGGAACTGCTATTTTACCAGGAATTGGAACTGCAATTGGTGCAGGATTGGGTGGACTTGGCGGAACTGAATTAGGTAAAAATCTAGGGAAAGATATTGGCAAAGGATTTAAAAGCTATGCACCTAATTTAACGAACTTTTTGGGAGATATAGGGCATGATATAACTAAAAAATTTAGTAAAAATGTAGGATCAAATGCAAAAGAGCTTTCAAAAACTTACACCAAAGAGATGGAAAAACTTAATAAAATAGCTGTCAAAACACCAAAAGGCGATAAAGAATTAAAAAAACAGAAAGCCCAAACGACTGAAATATTCAAAGATATGTCAGACTCTATACAAAAATATTATAAAAAGAAAGAAAAATCATCTAAAAGTGATTATGATTATTTCGTCAAAAACGGGTTAATGACTCAAAAAGAAGCTGACAAAGCCCTAACTAAACAAAAGAGAAATGATGATAAACAGAAAAAGAATCATCAAAAAACTCTCGAGGATATGCAAGTTTATTCTGATAAGCATTATGCCAATTTGGAAAAAATTGAAAAAGGTGGTACCAAAGAACTCCAAGATATCGCAAAAAAATATGGAAAAGATAGCAAAAAGTACAAGAAAGAATTGAACAAAGAGTTAGAAGAAGAGCAAGAAAATTATGCGAAAAACATGAGCAAAGCGCAGTCTAAGCTGAACGAGCGAATTAGCAAAGAAACGAAAATAGCTTCAGGAAAACAGCTAGATATTTTGCAGGATTTGAAAGATCATAAGGGCAAACTCTCTCATGAAGAAATGAAAACTGCTATCTTAAATTCTAAAGAACAACGTGACACGATCATTAAAGATGCCAAAAAAACAGCAAATGATTCAATAAGTGCCGCTGATAAAAAATATAAAGAAACTGTTGAAAAAGCAGACAAAGAACGTTATGAAAATGGCACTATGTCCAAGAAGCAGTATGATGAGGTTGTGAAACAAGCAAAGAAAGAGCGAGATGATGCTGTCGCAGCTGCTACTGAGAAAAGGGATAAATCAATAAAGAAAGCCCAAGAAACTCATAAAGAAGTAGTAGATCAAGCAACCCAACAGGCCGGAGAACATAAAGGTGCTGTTGATGGTGAAACAGGTGAAGTTGTAGGCTCTTGGGATGAAATGAAAACAAACATGGGATCCATTGTTGAAGGTGTCGCACACGGTATTGGCCATTTGATACATGCATTGAACAAAGATTGGGGAAACGACCTTATTGAGTTCAAATTTGGTGCACATGCAAAAGGTTCTAGTGGATTGACCGAAGACGAAATTGCTCTGGTTGGGGAAGAAGGATTCGAGCTTGCTCATCATCCATCTAAAGGTATTTTCCCTGTTGGTGTTAGCGGTCCAGAAATTCGTCCTCTGCAAGCTGGTACTTCAATTTTACCCCATCATATGTCTAAAGAATTCTTGGCAATGACAAAGGGGCTACCCGCACACAAAGACGGTGTCTGGGGTACTATCACGAATATGTTTGATTGGGTTAAAGATAAAGCTAAAGATGTATGGTCTTTCGTTTCAGATGGTGCCGGCAAAGCTTATGATACGATTGCTGATAAACTCGGTGTCTCTGACTTTTTAGATAACCTTGGTGATTCAGCTGAATATAAAGTTGCTGCAGGTGGTATCTCCAATATAAAAGATAAGATCATCGAATACGCACAAAGTTTCTTTGATAAGTTCAACGAAGAAAATGGAGGCGGCAGTTTCGATGGTGCAATGGCAGATAATGTCTATAAATACTTAGTAGATATTGCAAACCAAGCCGTTAGGAAATTCGGTATGAGCGGGATTACTTCAGGTTACCGACCAGGAGATCCATATTGGCATGGGAAGCATCAAGCGATTGATATTGCTTATCCATCAAGTATGAATGGTTCAAGCAAATATTTTGATCCTGCAAACTGGGTATTTGAGAATTTTGCCGATAAAGTTGGGTATGTTATCACGCAGGGAAAAGTGCGTGATAGAACTGGACAATCGGGTCAACCAGCAACTGGTTCATGGGAACCATGGCCAGATAACGATCACTACGACCATTTGCATATCACTGGTAAATTAGGATCAGGAGATATTTTCAAAGCAGGAGGCGGTAGTTCTCCAGCTGGTTCAGGTGCTGAAAGATGGCGAAGCCAAGTAATTGAGGCTGCAAAAATGGTCGGATTTCCAACAGATAAAGGGCATATAGACAGAATCATTAGCCAGATTCAAACAGAATCAGGCGGAAATGAGAAAGCTGTTCAAGGTGGTTATACAGATATTAATACCATTACTGGAGACTTAGCAAAAGGACTGATGCAAACAATTAGTGCTACTTTCAATGCTTATAAGATGCCAGGTCATGGCAATATTTTTAATGGCTATGATAATATCCTAGCCGGCTTAAGATATATTATGGCTCGATATGGAACAGGTGCTGGCTTCTTTGCAAATATCGGAATGGGGCATGGTTATGCTGACGGTGGAGAAATAAATGGTCCTGAATTAGCATGGATTGGAGAAGACCCAGCTTATCCAAAAGAATTTATGATAAATCCTGCTAAATCTTCTGCAGATGACTTGATTATAAAAGCAATCCGCTCGAGGGAACAATTTAGACCTGCTTCAGCAAATAATGTATCAAGCAATTCGAGTGGATTTTTAACAAGCGAAATTTCAGAAAGTTCACTTCAGAAGCTGTCTCAAGCTTTCAATAATCGTCCAGTTGAGGTAATTAGTCATCTAGACGGTAAGAAAGTCAGCAAAAGCGTAGATGAATATACTGGTTCATCATTAGCAAGAAAACTATATATGAGAGGAAAGAATTTCAATGGAAGATAGAACATCTGTATTTCTCCAATTTAGTACAGGTAAATTTGACTTACTAGCAAATTACCGAATAAAAATCATTGATATAAAAATTGGGATGCCAGTACCTAAAAATGAATTTTCTTCTTATGCAGGTTCAGTAGGAAAAAAGCTGCTGACACACTCATTTGATTCTTTTCTTATTACTTTTGAATTTGATTATTTTGCAGATAATCTGAATGACCTTATTTTGACTGAAACAGAATTGAGAGAACTATTTAATAAAGAAGCTGAATACTACTTTATCTATACGAAAGAACCTGGTAAAAGATACCCAGTGATCGTTGAGAGTATGACTGTAACCAAAAAGGCATATTTTAAAGGAAATTGCGTTGTATCATTTTCTGCCTATAAAGGATATTCTGAATCGATGGCAACGACTTTATCTGATTTCAGTTTGGATGAGGATTGGCAGTTTTCTCAAGGTCTAGTTTCTGAAGACTTTAGTTATACGCACAATACTAGTTTCTTTAAGATTTTTAATGCTGGCAGTTTTGAAATTGATCCGAGAGAGTCAGATTTACGTATTACCCTAGAAGGAGAATCAGAAGGAAATGTGACTATTTTCAACAAGACCACAGGCGATCGTTTCATTTATTATCCTTCTCTCTCAACTAATTTAGGGCAGACGTTAGTTTTGGATGGTGTATACCCAAAATTGAATGGTGTAAGTTGTGGTATTGATACAAACCATGGACTAATCACTTTAGCTGAAGGGGTCAATGAAATCGAAATTCAAAATATTACTAGAGTGAAATCTTCTTGGGATTTCCGTTTCTTGTATAAGTAGGTGATACTTTGAAAAACATATTAATACGCAATTATGAAGAAACAAAAGAGGAAATCCTTATTAACTACGATAAGGATTCTTTTTCTGTCTCGTGGCAACAAAATGAAACATGGGAGTTATCTGTTACTGTACCAAGGACAAAAGGGAATCAGATAACCTTCGACTTAATCGATTATGAAAACTATTTTGTATTTGACGGTCAACAGTACTCAATCAAGCAGATGAGACCATATGCTTCTGGTAGCCAAATCTATAAAGATGTAGTAGCAACTCATGTCTATTACACTATTCAAGATGGATGGCAATATGACACTATATCTGGAACAAAATCAATCAATGATCTTTTGACTCATATTTTTAAAGCTGGAAACCGAGGATTTAGTTGGGAAGTTGTAGATCCCAATAATGTATTTTTAAAAAAGGAGCAGGAGAATTTTGGAAATGATAATTATTTAAATCTTATTAATGAAATTTTGGAAGATTACGGTGCAGTTGTGATACCAAACAATAAGCATTTAGTATTTTACCCCATTTCAGATTATGGAAATATAACTGAGCAACAAATCCGATATAAATATAATACAGATGAAGTGTCGTTTGATATTGATACTTATGCTTTGAAAACACAAATTAAAGGATTTGGTAAGAAAAAAGAAGACGACTCATATTATTTTAATCCAGTTACTTATACCAGTCCCGAGTCACAAAAATGGGGAATCAGAATACAAGACCCAATAGAAGACGAACGTTACACTATTCAAAATAATATGATTGAATATCTAAAACAACAGTTACACGACTATCCAGATGTTTCAGGATCCGTAACACTAAAATGGGCCGTATCTCTTAACAAAGGGGATAAGGTCCTTTTTGTTTATGAACCTTTGAATATAAGTACCTACATTCAAGTTGTGGGAATTACTAATCATCCAGCTATCCCTAATAAAGCGCCAGAGATTGTATTATCAAATACCAAGAAAACAATCACTTCAATACTGGCAAATCTTGCTAAGAAAGGACTGATGTAGATGGGGCTTGTTAAACTAATATCAAATAATATCGCTTTAAAATGGAAAGAAACATTCAATAAAAACGTTGATTATCTGAACAATCTTGAAAAGAAATTGTCTGATCAAGACAAATCAACAAACAGTCGTATAGATAATCTCGTGCTTCATTCAGGCGGTGATTCTCCTAACGAAGTAGTGGATGCTCGGGTGAATCACAAAGGCGAAACATTCGCTACGTTACAAGGAAGACTGACAGACACCGAAAAAAAAGTTTCTGAAAGTGTCTCTACCCTAGAAAAAAATCAAGCTGATATAAAAGCACAAGTCGCTCAATTAAACAATAGTGTAGAAACAATCATTGGTGGTAGTGCTGACTGGATAAATCTTTATGTTTCAGCTGATTTGGGAAGCGACCAAATTGGAGATGGATCAGAAGAAAAACCATTTGCGACAATTCAGATGGCTGTAAATCAGATCCCGTTAGTTTCTATTCCTGGAATTAGAATTTGGGTAGATGATGGTGTTTATTTGGAAGATGTTTTCATAAGAAATGTTAGTGCTACTACTATTCATATTGGCCCTAAAAATGATACATCTGTAATTGATCCATCAAAATCAGATATGCCAGTAAAACTTCGCAGTCTTGCATTTTATCAATGTAAAGGTTTTTTCAAGGTCACAGGTCTTCAATTTGTAGATACTATAAATGCACCCAAAAATAGTGGATTAATATATAGTCTGATGTTGCTACAAGGAGGATATCTTTCTGTCGATAAGTGTAAATTTGCTGAGGATAACAGAAATTTAACCAGCGCAGCGATTTATACAGAAGGGTTGTCTGCTTCTAACGTCTACAATACTTGCTATTTTTATAGACAAAATATTGTAGTTTATGCCAATTTAATGTCACAAGTTCTTATATCACAACAAACAAGCGGCAAAGAAAACACAACAGGTGCTAGGAGTAAGGATGCAATCATTCGTGGGAAATTCTCAGTGGGTTTTGCTGATAAAAATGAAGATGTTAAAGATCTTGGCTTAATCATTACTAAAGGGACGGTGTTGTCCTGATGGCGTTTAAAATTAATGAATCGATTATTGTAATTCAAGCAGAAGCCACTAGTCCAAACAGGACGAATGTTGTTTTTTGGTCGCATGATCGAGGAACAGCTAAGCTTCGAATGAAGTTAGTTCGGAAAAACGGCATCCCTCAAAGCTTACCCGAAGGGACAACTGTTCCGATTCGTCTGATGTTCAGATCTGCAACGGCAGAAGGTGGTTATGGAAAACATGACTATCTCGCCACCATTGAAGATCGTGTAAATGGTATTGTGTCCATTGTGCTGGAAGATAATATTTTAGGCTATGTTGGAATTGTCGAAGGTAGTGTTTATATTGATTTCCCAAACGACCGCTCGTTAGATACAGCTGGTCGTTTTACTTTTGACATCAAACGCAGTCCAATCGATGATAGTACACCAGAATTGGAAGATTATTATTTCAATGGTTTCAGTCAGACTATTGATAAAATCGAAAAAATTCTAGCTGATGGAAAGCAAGAGATTGAACAGAAAATTACGGAATCTGAAACGCAGATTGATGCGAAATTAAAAGGTACAAACGACAAAATCACGAAAGCCAATCAAGATGTCGCAACTATCAATACGAATATTGATAAAGCAAATGATCGTATTGATCAAACGAACCAGCAAATAAGTGATCTCGGAAAGCTGAAAAAGATGTACTCCAACAGCATTGATTTCGGGGGCTATGATTATTCGGGGAATCCGAATTTGATGGCTAATATAAACGCTGATAGCTTCTCGCAAGGTAGTGGTGCCTTATCTGTTGTAGATGATGGTGACGAGGTAGTGATTACGCTTGATCCAAACCATAAATTAGAGGTATTAAAACCGAAAAGTCAACCAGCCCTATTAACAGGCAAAACATATACCGTGAGTGTAGAAATTATGTTAGAAGGTGATTTCACTGGAGACCCTAGCAAGATAGGCCTAAGATATATTAAAATGCCTAACTGGGTATCAGAGCTATATACGCGTAATACATTAACTGCTACTAAGGGTGTATGGCAAAAACTAACTGGCACCGTTAAAATTACTGCTGCGAGTGATAACGCTGAAAGCTGGCTTATAATGCTACAAAATAAAGACGCTAATAACAGCCTATCCGGCAAACTACGTTTGAGACACGCTAAACTCGAAGAAGGCTCAACAGCTACACCATTCCAACCTAACTTATTAGCAGAACCTTACAACATGTGTCGCGAATATCCTAACGAAAATATTGCCGATCCTACAGTTAAGTTCCCAATCGAATCTGGCGACCACCAAATATATCAAGGTTACACAGAAGAAGAGCTTATGATAGGTCAAACGTATACTATCACGCTTAAAGGAACAAAACCCGCAAGTCAAACCTTTGTAGCGTATAATCATTGGACTGCTCGTTTAGGAGAACTAAAGCCGGTTGATGGGTTGACAGACGTATGGTCTCTAACATTCACACCAACGAATGTTGTGGCGATGCCTAAACTTTTCCGTGTTTATCAGTATCCACGATCAACAGTAGGCGCATGCCAAATTGACTGGCTCAAGATTGAAAAAGGCAACACCCGAACGCCCAATATTAGTCAGTTTAAATACTTCGGTGAAGGCTTGAAAGACAGCAACAATCCGAATGATTACAGTTGGGATGTCACACCTGAATATACTGAAAAAGGCTTGAATAATACGGTTAGTCTAACTGAACCCGAAACCGTTTTAGGACTTAAAAATTTCAAAGATGGGGTCCAGATCGACGGAGTAGATGTGGCAACAGTTAAAAATTTAGGTAGTGTGTTACAGAGTGGATCTGGTTTGACTACTATTCAATCAGATAAGCAAAGCGCATTTGATGAATTTTCATACGAATTCGAACGTATTGGTGATAGGGTATTCTTTCACGCACGAGTAAAAACAAACTCGACAACAGCCGTAGCTTCACATGTGAATCTACTAGAAATTCCTTTAGGATTTCAGTTTCCTATTGGATGGACAATTGTAGGGGTTCCGTTGTCGGTTGTACAGTGGACTACGCCACAAGGAGAAATCAGCGCTTTGGTAATCACTGATTCAACTGGTAAACAAGTAGTTAAATTTGCAACTAATCGAGTAGGAAATCATTATATTTCAGGAGAATGGCGAACAGCTGATAGTTATCCAGAAACAAAGTAGGAGGGAAATAAATGAAAAACATTTGGAAATACGGACGTACTGGCGGAGAGTATGCAGGAAAAGTATTGGACGATATGCTTGTATCCGTTCCTTACACGGATCAGCCACCGCTTGAAGGGATTCGTGCTGATGGCGAACCGCTAACGATTGCTGATCAGATGTTTGATCCTAAATTGAACCAATGGATTGTTTTAGCGAACGCACTAGATCACAACGATTTAAACAATCTCAAAGCGATGTACGAGGCTCTGGAACATGAAAACGACAACCTAAAACAGCTAAATGCTAAACTCATGCTAAACGATGTAGCGATTAAACAGGAAAATACTACATTGAAAGAAAAAGCGGATAGTTTAGCACAAATCAATTCAAAAATGATGCTTGCTTCGCTTCAAAACAGCAAGGATATTGCAGAAATTAAAAAGCAATTAAATCCAGAATCAGAAGGAGGTGAGTAGTATGTTTAGTTTTAGCGATGTGAAAATGATGTTTGACTGGGGCTGTTTTACAGAAGAACAGGTTCGTGAGTTTGTGCCATTGTGTATTACAGACGAAGAAGCAGATAAAATCATTAGCAAA